ATAATTGGAAAACATTGGCTATTTCAACTTGTATGAAAAATTCTTGATAGTTAACGATAGTTAACTAAGTATTCAGTAGCTCCTGAAACGTGTAATAGCGTTTCATTTATAATAGGTACCCATAAAAAGGTACCTATTTTTTTGACTTACTAACAGTAAATATGCTACAATATATTATATGAAAAAAGCATTAATTATAATCCGTGACGAAGTTAACATTAAAATTGAGGGACTCGAGTTAGATGCTCGACGTAGTTTGACTAATGCTTTTAAATACGATGTGCCAGGCGCAAGATATTTGCCAGCAGTTCGATTAGGCAGATGGGATGGCAAAGTATCTTACTTTCAATTAGGTGGTAGTACTTATGTAAACTTATTACCTGAAATTGTCCCTATATTAGATAAATTTAATTATGATATTGAATTGGATGACCAGCGAGACTATCCGACTAGATACGAATTCTCAAGTGTGAATGAATCAACTTTTAGTCATATCAATTGGGGAACAGGACATCCAATGTCGGGCCAACCAATTATGTTACGCGATTATCAAGTTGAAATTATTAATAATTTTTTAGCCAATCCACAGTCAATACAAGAAATAGCAACAGGTGCTGGCAAAACTATTATGACTGCCGCATTAAGTCAACGATGCGAAGTACACGGCCGTACAATCGTAATAGTTCCAAATAAATCTTTAGTGACACAAACAGAAAAAGATTACAGAGGGCTGGGATTAGATGTCGGTGTTTATTTTGGCGACAGAAAAGAACTTGGCAAAACTCATACTATCTGCACATGGCAAAGTTTAAATATTTTATTAAAAAATACTAAAAATTATTCTGCCGAAACTACTATACAAGATTTTTTAGAAGGTGTTGTATGTGTGATGGTAGATGAAGTACATATGGCTAAGGCCGATGCGTTGAAAACATTGCTGACCGGAGTAATGGCAAAAATACCTATACGTTGGGGATTGACGGGAACTGTGCCAAAAGAAGCATTTGAATTTCAAGCATTAAAAATAAGTTTAGGACCAGTTATTAATCAATTATCAGCCAGCGAATTACAAGACCGGGGAGTACTAGCACAATGTCATGTAAATATTGTACAGCTAATAGATCATGCAGAATTTACAAATTATCAAAGTGAATTAAAGTTTTTATTAGAAGAACCAGACAGATTAAAAACTATAGCAAATTTAATAACACAAGTCAATGCTACAGGAAATACACTTGTGCTAGTTGATCGTGTCGCCGCTGGTCATGCTCTTGTAGAATATTTAGGAGAAAAGGCAGTTTTTGTAAGTGGAGCAACCAAAGGAACTGATCGTGATGAAGAATATAAAGAAGTGGCAACTAGTACAGACAAAATTATTGTGGCAACTTATGGTGTTGCGGCTGTTGGCATTAACATACCTCGCATATTTAATCTTGTGTTGCTAGAGCCAGGAAAAAGTTTCGTTCGCGTTATCCAAAGTATTGGACGTGGAATTCGAAAAGCAGAAGATAAAGATCATGTAGAAATATGGGATATTACATCTACATGCAAATTTGCCAAAAGACATTTAACTAAAAGAAAGGTATTTTATAAAGAGGCAAACTATCCATTTACACAAGAAAAACTTGAATGGAAATAAAGGTTGCTCTTGATAAAAAAATTTGTTATACTAACACTATGAGAATATTAACATTAGACAATACTCCGTATGATCTCAATCATTTACCGGAAGAAATAGATGATATGCGTTTTGCTATTTTAGATAATAGTAATCCGCACGAAGTGGATTATCATTATATTCCATTGATTTTTTTAGAAAGTTTTAATGCCCCTGCATTGGTGTTAAAGATTGGAGAAAATCGAATAAGAATGCCGGTTGATTGGAAATTATTAATTGGCGAACCAGATTTTGGAGATTTAGAAGTAATAGCTTTGTCATCATTAAATGATAGAGGATTTAAAGCATTTCAATTTAATCCATTAACTAGTTTTAGGCCTAGTTTTCTAGATGTTGAAATATTAGATGTATATCAGGATGTCGCGTGGTACGCCCCTAAATTAAAAAACGGACAGATATTGTGCGTACCGATATCTGATGGTCCAGAACCTAAATGCGTTTATTTTGTAAAAGAAATAAGTCGTAATTGCGAAGTAGTAGATTATAGCCAGGCTTTCTAATGAAAAAATTAACTGATAATAAAAAGCAATATGCGGTATCAGATACTAATTTAGTAGTACCAAAAATTAAAGATACTGCTAAAAAATTAGCTGATAATTTAGATTCTAAAATTAAAAATCTAGAGACAACAATAACTGAACAAGATAAAATTATTAAAAAACTTCAACGTGATATTGTTCGTATCAAAGATCAAATAAGTCAAATCGCAGGAAAAATATCACGTGGATAAGCTAACCATTAGTAATGAAATGAAATGTTTTGATCAAAAAGATCGAGACTTTTATAATTCTTTAACTGACGAAGAGAGAAAAAAATTTAGTAATTATTTGATGATAAGATGGGGAAGTTCAGTACAAGGGAGTTCGGACTTACAAGAATTCTATTTAATTAGTTGTAACGAAAGATTGAATAAACACTTTTTTGCTATTAGTAAACATCCTAAACTTCAATGGCTATGCGCTACTAGTGTAAGTCCCGGAATGGGAACACAGCGTCATCAATGGATTTCTCCAAAGAAAAAAGAATCAGGAAAAAGCAATACTAAAAAACAATTGGCTGAACTATTTCCAAACATGAAAGAAGATGAAATAGAAGTTATGGATAATATTAATACTAAAAAAGATATTGAAGCTTATCTTCACACCCAAGTTATTGAAAAATGAAATATACATGCCAGTATTGTAAAAAAGATTTTATAAAAGAATCTAGTCTTACAGTGCATAGCTGTGAGCCAAGACGTCGACGTATGGAAAAAGATGAAGTCGGCGTTCGTATGGGATTCAATGCGTATTTAAAATTTTACGAACTAACACAGGGTTCAGCTAAATTAAAAACATATGAAGACTTTGCCGAGAGTCCTTATTACAAAGCCTTTGTAAAATTTGGACGCTATTGTGTTAATACAAAGGTAATCAATCCTACTAGATTTACCGAATGGGTACTCAAACAAAATAAAAAATTAGATTATTGGTGTAGTGATAAACTATATGAAGAATATTTACATTATTATTTAAAAGTAGAAAGAATGGAAGATGCGTTAGCTCGTGCTATCGAGCACTCAATCAAATGGGCCGAAGAAAAAGATGCGGCACCAAATGATTTTTTAAGATACGGTAATCATAATACTATAACTCACGCAATAACTAATGGTCGAATTAGTGCTTGGGTACTTTACAATTGTGACTCAGGTCGACAGTTTTTGTCGGATATAAATGAAGAGCAACGTAATATTATTTGGCCTTACATTGATGTTGATATATGGACAAAAAAATTAAAAGAAGATCCGGCCAATAGAATTGAAGCCCAAGAACTATTACAAAAAGCAGGTTGGTGATGAGCGCAGATATTGATATTGATTTAGCAGATAGAGAACAAGTTTTAAAACTTATTAACTATGTACCAGCAAGGCAACGTCATCAAGGACAAGTAAGAAAACATAATTCAGGTATATATGTAACTGATATACCATACGACCCAATTAATAATTGTGCAGCTATAGATTACGAAGATGCGGAAAATAGAGGTTATTTTAAAATTGATTTGTTAAACATGAGCGTGTATCAACTTATCAAGAGCCCAGAACATTACGAAGAAATGCTAACAAAAATTCCACCGTGGGACAAATTGTGGCAAGATATTGAATGGTCTAAGCAACTAGTTCATGTGGGAAATTATACTGAATTATTGAAATCTATGCGCCCTGATAGTATTCCTAGAATGGCAGCGTTTATTAGTATAATACGCCCAGGAAAGGCACACTTACAAAATCAAACGTGGAAAGATGTATTCCAATCAGTGTGGGACGGAGATGATAGTCGAGGATACACTTTTAAAAAATCTCATGCTTTAAGTTACGCGGCATTAGTAGCATTACACATGAATTTACTCCATACGCCTAACTAAAGTTATAGATTTTCTTTTGCTTTTTTTACGGGCTAACTCACTTAAACTACATACAGGCCCGTGTAAAATCTCTAAATCTTTGTTTACAAATGTGCGTATATAATCTTTAAACGGATACCATTCGTGTTTTAAAAATATGTTAATAGGTATAAGTCTATTACTTTCCCACCACCAAATATTAGCCAATTCTAAAAATTGTTTTTTAACTTCTAGGTCAGTTATACTACCAAAGTCATAAATTGTAGTAATAGCATCATCTCGATTTTGTATAATTCCCACATATTCTTGAGAGGCGTAAACACACAACGATATAAACGGGTATTTGTCAGCTAACTTAGCAAAAATTTCATTATTCATAATTAATTATTTTTATATTTCATATTTATACGTTCAAAATTTTTGGATAAATATCATTAACCTTTTGCATAAAATATCCACTAAATAATATGTATGTATTCAACTACCGCCTACCTTTACCAACAACGAACTCAAGTACTATTGATAGACTCAAGCGGTCAATTTTTCACTGCGAGATATAACCCTGTGTACGCCAAAAAATTAACAATTAATCTAGGGGTTGACAATGTATTGCTATTTTCTCTTGTCAATCAAGATGAAAAACCAGTAAATGTAACTGGATCTAGTTTTATCTTTCGATTAACGAATACAGAAGGAACTACTCTTTTATTACAACAACCAATGGTTATTCTTAATGCCCCGACAGGGCAAATTAAGGTGTTTATACCAGCTGCCGATACATTAGAACTAATTGCCCAACCAGCTTCGTATTCAATTTCAGTACAAAGTGGTAATTTGAATCAAGCAGTATTTACTAATGCCCAATCGGGTGCTCGAGCCCCTATTGATTTAGTCAACTCAGTTTTTCCACGTTTTGTGCCAAGCTATCAACTTACTATACCAACATTGGAAGGTACTAATCAAGGGATTGAATATGACGGGGGAGGATATGAAAATTATCCTAGTTGGGCAGGTCCATATTGGATGGGCAACGGAGATGGGCAGTGGTATTGGAATTCTTGGCAAAATACTGAATATTATTCTAGTTTTATAAATCCCGTGAATTATGTCACTACGATTCAAATGGATTTAGTGGGTTATACAGGTACTATCAAAGCACAATGGGCTGACACGTATCAAAGTATTTGGTTAAATGCTACCGAAAGTACTACTTATTATAATGAAACAAGAACTATCTATTTAAATGTTATTGGATGGTATCCTTTACTAAGAGTAGCATTTAATAATAGTCTTTTCGCTACCCCTACCCCTCCGGGGATTCCGGCAGTAGCTTATGCTGTATGTACCGACGGGGTATTGACAAGTGTCATAGTCAGTAACGGTGGATCTGGGTACCTGGCCCCTCCCAAGATAGATATTTTAGGCAACGGATCAGGTGCCATTGCCGAAGCTACTATCAATGGTGATGGCACAGTTACTGGCATTAATGTTATTAATGGTGGTTCTGGTTATTGGCCTATACCGGCTGGCGGAGTAAATCCCGAAGCTTACCCCGTTCCCCCGGCCAATCAAGGCGCGTTTGTAGTGATATCAACTGGTTACGTTGTTAACTTATTATACCGATAAACTATATTTTTTACATTAATTTTGCTATAATATAGTATGATTGATGTAGTTTCGTTTCTCCCTGCTAAACGTAAAAATACAAGTTCTGGCTGGATATCGTTTAATGCCCCGTGTTGTATACATAGAGGCAATTCACAGGATAAACGACAACGCGGCGGACTAAAAATCAATGGTGATACCGGGTTCTCTTATCATTGTTTTAATTGTGGGTATACAGCATCATTTACATTAGGTAGAGATTTAACATTTAAAGCACGTAAACTATTAGAATGGTTGGGCGTAGATTTAATGACTATCGAACAAATTAATATCGAAAGTCTAAGACATCGCACAATGTATGGGCTAATAGAAAATCAAAAACAAATTATCAAAGCTGTAGAATTTGAAGAACGTGATTTACCTGAGGATTTAGAACTTATAGATGGTGATAATCCGACGCATGAAATTTATATAAACTATTTGAAAAAAAGAAATATAGATTACACAGTATACCCATATATGGTATCTCCAAATAGTGAAGGAAGGGCAAGCAAACGTATTGTCATTCCATTTACGTATAACAATATTATAGTAGGAAATACGGCAAGATTTTTAGATGATCGTACTCCTAAGTACATATCTGATACACAATTAGGATACGTATTCGGCACTGACTTACAACAAGAAGAATGGCAGCATTTATTTGTGGTCGAAGGAATATTTGATGCTTTAGCTATTAATGCAGTGGCAGTATTACATAATGATATTAATTCAACACAAGCACAAGTGATAAAAAGTTTAGGAAAGACGGTTACAGTAGTACCAGATCAAGATGAAGCTGGAATGACATTAGTGAATAAAGCCATAGAATTAGGTTGGGCAGTAAGCATGCCTACATGGCCCAATGGTATCAAAGATGTTAATGATGCTGTAATTTGTATGGGTAAGATAGCAACTTTACTAACTATATTGCAATCTAGAGAAACAAACAAATATAAAATTGAAATAAAAAGGAAACAACTTGTTAAACGACTACGGAATTGAAGTACAAAAATTATTTTTAGAAATGATGTTACAAGACGCAGAGTCATTTGTGCGTGTACAAAATATTTTTAATCCTGATAACTTTGACAAAAGTTTACGCTCGGCGGCAAAATTTGTAAAATCTCATTACGATGAACATGGCGCATTGCCGATATTGGAACAAGTATCGGCAGCGGCAAATGTTAAACTTAACAAATTGCCTGACTTACCAGATGGTAATGTTGATTGGTTTATGGAGGAATTTGAAGGCTTCACTAAAAAAGAAGAGTTATCAAGGGCCATTCTTAAAGCGTATGACTTGTTAGAAAAGGGAGAATTCTTACCAGTAGAAAAACTTATTAAAGACGCAGTACAAATAAGTTTACAAAAAGATATGGGAACCGATTATTTTGCTAGTCCTTCTGAAAGAAATAACAGATATTTTAATAGTGGCGGGCAGGTTAGTACTGGCTGGCCAAGTCTGGACAAA